ACCCACCGCCACAATACCCGTGCCGGCCAGTGCGGAGGCGTTAGCGACCGAAGTCGTGGCCCCGAATTGCAGCGTCTCCCACTCACCGGCGACGGTGCTGTTATCAGTGAGATAGACCTGCCACACGGTGCCAGGAGCAATCGAAACCACCTGCACCGAGGCGGCATCGTTAACCAGGAACGCATTCGCCCCCTGGTTGTTGAACAGGATTGTCTGGCCGGTGCCGGTCTTGGCCGCATCGGGCAGGGTGATTGAGAACCCCGTTGTGACCGCTGTCACATCCATGATGCGCGTGGCGAGGTTGTTTACGGCGGAGGTTTCCTCGGGCCAGCTCAGGACGATGTTCGAGTCGAGCGTAACGGCGCTGTAGCTAATCTCGCTCGGGTAAATGTTCGCGCCGCCAAAGACGTCGGTATAGGCCATTATGCTTCACTCCTGTTGGCGGCTCGGTCCAGAATACGCTTCAGGTCTTCGCCGTTGAGCGCCTGCGCGGCGCGGTCATACATGTTTTGCCACATAGCCACACGCTCATCATTCTTGAGGAACGGGGTGGCCTCGAGCAGCGTTGCGTAGAGCAGCACATCGGGGGCGTACTCGGTGAGCCAATTGGTCTGAAAGTCCTCCCCCAGGAAGCGCGGCTGCTCGTAGTAGAGAATCTCAAGGGTCTGCACGGCGCTCGGAGTCGGCACCAGCAGCCAGTGGTTGTAGTCGTAGTCGGCGTAGAACTGAGGGGTGTCTTTTTCGGCTTCATTGGGCCAGTAAGACCGGCAGTACTCGTACGAGCGGGCAAACACAGCGCCATTGTCAACGGTCATACTGACGGTATCGCGCCAGCGGTCCGGTTTGCGCAGCACTGCGACGCCGACCTGCAGGGGGGTTGAAACCGCCCTGATGAAGCCTTCAATCTTCAGCTCACGGGCGATGCGCCGCTCGCCTAGCGTTATAAGGCGGGGCAACTGCTCATAAACGATCTGGTCGCTCTCAAGGGTGAAACCCCGCTCGAGGTAGCGCCTGACGTCTTCGAGCAGACTCGTGTAAGTCATGCTATAGCTCATAAATACTCCGGTGGTATTAGCAGCTGATGCAGCATGCGCCCTGATGGAAAATTATAGCCTTGAAACAGAATCCAAAGCCCGTAAAGGCGCGTTAGGCCGTCATTTGTGCGGCTTGGGCGGTGACTTCAGCCACCCGCCGTGACCACCCTCGGCCGAAAGTCTCAAACGCCGGCAGCGCCCGTAGGAACATCAACCGCTCCGCGTTGTAGGCCTCGACCAATGCGCTGCTGTCTCGGTTGACCGCCTGGGCTAGGGTCTTTGGGCCCAGCGCCCCGTCAACCGTAACGCCCAGCACTTTCTGCAGCGTCTTGACGGCGCGCCCTGGGCCTGAGTTCACGGCGTAGTCAAACACCGCTAAATCTACACCCGTTGGGAGTTCGTCACCGCAGACCCTGTCCCAATACTTGCGGCGGTACAGAGGAGCCACTTTAGCGGGGGTTAGGGCGCGCATCTCGGCCTCGGTGACAGGGTGGGTGACCCACTCCTCCCAGACGGTCTTAGTGACGCCGAGGTTGGTCATACCGCCTGGGTCAAGCGGGTGATTACTGAACCCGCCTTCATGCTTGAGCAGGGCTTGTAGGGCGGCTTGGAAGTTCTCTTTCATTTTCTGAAGCCCGCTACAATCCGGCTACCGAACAAGAAGCCGAAAGCAATGTTAGCGGCCTCGAGCGCAATGACTTTGACCTCAGCCGGCGCGGGGGCGTAGAGCGTACTAACGCCGACTGTGATGACTATCAGCGCCCCTATGTACCGAGCCGAGGCGCGCAGGTCAACTACCCACTGCGACGGCTGCCCAATCGGCTTGTCAAGCTCGGCTAGGGCTTTTATCTTCTCAATCTCGTTAGCGTCTAGCTTGATCTGGTCATCAATGCTGGTGGCTTTGACGCCGCCGAAAAAGCGCGTCATCAGCTGCTTAATACCCTCGACGCCCACCGGCACCAGCGCCCCAATCACCGACTCTATTATCATTTGTCGGCCTTGTTTTCCAGCTTGTCAAAGATCTTGCTGAGCATGTCTTTTATCTCGCGGGTGTCTTCGCGATAATCATTACGGGCCACGTAGCTAGTAGGCATAGCCCGCACGTCGGCGTCAAGGCGCTCTAGCGACTTGGTGATAGTGTTCAGTGTCCACCCACCGAAGAAGGACGCCAAAATAACAGCGCCGTTGAACAAGACTTGATAATCCATGTGTTTATTTTCAAAAAATAATCAGCTTAGCGCTTGTCTTTTATGATTAGTTAAAGAACATCAACATGCTGCTGGGTAATACGCTTGAAATAAAATTCCATCCGGTGTTGTTACCACCATTTACTGAATCAGTCGCATTCCATGTAGCGCCACCAGTAGCCGTAGAGTAACTTAGCGACAAATAATTAGCATTGACGGTTCCGGTTGATTTGGATAAGGTGTGAGAAGCTGCGGTGTCGGAACTAATTGTTAGCAATTTCCCAGAGGTTCCGCTTGCGTTCCAATTGGTGAACGTGTTGGTTGTCCCTGCGGTAAACCGAATAGAGGTAGCTCCTGTGCTTCCGTATGTATTTGTTATATTATTAAACGTATTTGAGCTTTGGATTGTAAGCGCACCGGCCCCGCCTTGATTTAAAGTGAATGGGTAAGAAAGCCCGCCGCCTATAAAAAGTTTGGAAGAGCTGCTTGTAAAACTAACAGTACCGGCACCCAAAACGGTGAGGCTTGTTCCGCCATCAGTAGTCCATGCCCAGTTTGGGTTAGAACCGGCAATAGACCATGTACCAGCACCGACGTTTAATGTGCGGGTAACACTCCCACCAATATATACGGCGGATGAAGCCCCTGATAAAGTAACATTAAATCCGTTCGCGTTAAATGTCCCACTACCGAGGTTAATGGCAAAAAGATTAGAGCTGCTAGTAGTAAGTGCGTCTTGCAGCGTAACCGTTCCAGTCAAGTTATTTATAATAAAAGGATTACCAAAAACTTTGCCCGCACTGGTTAGGGTTAGTGTAGTGCGCCCAGCAAATGTTATAGATGAACCCCCCGGAAAAGAACACCCAGAACCGCTTGTTAGGCTTCCATACATCTCAACACCAGAGTCTACGCTTATCGCAACCGCCGTAGTTCTTGAACTTGCGTTGATGGCAGGCATGTAATACGTCTGGGCGAAGTTTATTTGAGTAGCTGCCCCCGCGTTGTTAATGACCGCCGTATCCTGTGCCAACGGAAAATTATTTGCCGCTGGCGCTCCACCTGACGTTGATGCCCACGCCGTAGCCTCCCAAGCATTTGTGCCCGCCAAGTTCCAATAAACGGTTTTGCTTGCGGTAAACGTAATCCCACTGTTGCCGTAGCAATTTCCCAAGCGCGTCCCCGAAGCCGGAGCAGCAGCGCCCGCGATGGTGATGTCCCGAAAATCAACGTCCGTTAAGGACACTGCCGCGCAAGTGAGCGTACGAGTTGTACCAAAGGTATCCGAGAACACCGCAGTTCTGATTGTTGCGTTTGCCCCAGCAGTTACTGTAAACGTGCCAGTGATCGTCTGGTTCGCCCCAAAATTTATAGGGCGTACCCCTGTTGGGGTCTTGGCGGGGAAGCTAAGGTTTGTAAAAGTATTTACATCATATATGACAACTATTGCGTTACTGGCGGTTCGGGTAAACGACACGGTGGAGTATGTCTTGCCCCCACCATAGAAAGTTATAAACGAAGCTGATAAATTAATCGTCGATGTTCCTGCATTGAACGTACCGCCAGAAACACTCCAACCGCCGCTACAGGTAACAGTAGAGGCGTTAAGCGTCAGAGTTCCACTGCTTTGTGAAAAGCCATCAACGCCAATTGTTACTGCGTAGTTACTGGCTGAGGTATTAACTGTACCGCTCCCAAGGGTTACCTGTCGCGCATTTAACGCGCTACCAAGTGTCCAGCTACCAGAGGAACTGGCAAACCCCACTTTTCCGGAAATAGACACGCCGTTTGTGGTGATTGTTTTTCCAGAAGTAGAAGCCCTAAAGCTAACTTCCGCAGTGGTACTCCAGACCGTCCCCGCCAGTAACGTCATTGACCCATAAACACCTAGGAAGGGGGACGTACCGTTTGCAAAAGTAACTACGCCTACCGATACGGTGATGTCGTTGCAAAATAAATTACCAGTAAGCGTTACGGTATATGGGCCTGTGCGGTCAAAGAATACGGAATCAAATTCCCCAGGTACAGAAGCGCCACCAGCTCCACCTGACGTGGTCGACCAATTCGTTGTACTTACAGTGTTCCAAGTACCAGACCCCCCTACCCAATAGCGATTTGCCATGTTTACACCCCAGTTAGAATTGGGTCGCCGTTTTCGTCAAGGACCAAATTGCCGCTTGCATCCCGCTTATACTTTGACGGGGAGGGTGTTGGAGGGGCGGTAATAATTGCTATCCAGTTGTCCACACGCTCCTGCTTCATGGCTTCAATCGCCGCCTCGTCGGGCACGGCATCATCTGCAAAGTGCAACGCATCACAAAACTTGCCGTACTTCGTTTGAAATTCAAAATCAATTTTCATAATCAAGCCTCTTGTGCCACAGCCACGGCGTCCCAGCGGGCGTCAGCGGAATTGTATATACAGCCAATGTAGACGGTCTTGTTGATGACCGTGGTGGTCGGCAACGTAACGCCAATGGCGCGGAAAGATTTTGATGTGCCCGTTGTCCAAGTCAAGGCACGGGCAGTGCCGTTGTCCTGAAATCGGAAAATAGTCTTCTGCCCGTCTGTTGGCGTCCCTGCGTCAGCGTTGATGGTCAGCGCATTTGCAAGCGCTGTAAATTCTTGTTGGTCGTAGCTGTTGCTGTTCCAAGCCCACGGCGAAGTCGTAGTGGCCGTTGAGTTAGCTCGCGGGGTGATGCGCTTGTTGGTCAGGGTCTCGGTGCCCGTGGGCGTCACGTAGTCGGTACCTGCGGTGGCGGCGCTAATCGCGGTGGCGTTCCCCTTGAGTAGGCCCGTAATGCTGGTGCTTAGCGTAATAGCTGGGGTGGTGGTGGGGTTAGCCACCGTACCCGCCAAGCCGTTGGCCGTAACCACAGAAACCGAACTCACGGTTCCGCTACCTACCGTTGGGGTTACAAACGACAAGTTACCCGAGCCGTCAGTCTGCACGTACTGGCCGGCGGTGCCGTCAGCCGTGGGGTATTTGATACCGGCGGGGTTGTTGATGAGCCGCTTGACAACACCCGAAGCGTTCTCAGCGTAGAGCGCCATATCGGTATCGCTGACGTTGATAGCCAGCTCGCCCTGCACGAGGTTGCCTGCCACGGGCGCGGCGGCGGGGGTGGTGCTGGAATACAGCTGAATAGGGGTGAAGCCGGTTTGCGCCATGTTGTTACCTCAGGTTCTCAAGTTTGTACAGGGTTGACATGTGCATGCTGGTCAGCTCGTCTATGAGGTTCTCAAGCGCGGGCACATTCTGTGCTATTTTCTCACGATTCTTTGTGAGCCAAATTATATTGTCATTGATTAGTTTTGAGGCGTTTTCAACCTCACCTGGAATCTCACCCACGATCCCCAGCGCCCCCTGATGCGCCTCGACGTACTTGTCCAGCGAGTCGATGACGTTGTCGTAGTAGTCCCCCAGCGCCTGATGCGCCGAGTAGGATTTCGTCTTCCAGTGCGCAATATGGGTCGCGTTGCGCGACTCAAACATACGCGTGATGAGCTCTTCAATCATTTAGAAAGTCCCCCCTGAGATGCCGCTCGTAGCGGTGAGCGTTGTGAATGTACCCGCCGCCGGCGCTGCACCGCCGATTGCGGGAGGGCTAGCTAGGTAGGTGCTGAAGCCGGTACCCGACACGGTACTGCTGGCGCTGAGGGTGGTGAACGCGCCCGTGCTAGCCGTTGTAGCCCCCACGGTAGTACCGTTGACCGAACCGCCAGTTATAGCGACCGAGCTAGCAGCCTGCGTAGACATCGTGCCTAGGCCGGACACCGCCGTGTTCGCTATAGCGATAGACGTGTCCGTGACGCCGGTGACTTGACCCTGTGCGTTGGTGACGAACACCGGCACGGCTGAAGCCGAACCGTATGTACCCGCCGTACCCACGTTGGAGATGTTGAACGTGGTCGCGGGGTTCAGGTTCAGGCCGGTGCCGGCTAGGTAGGGGGTTGAAGCGCTAATCTGCACAAACGTGATTGCCGTTGAGCCGAATACGATTACCCCAATCGTGTTCATAGCATACAGCTCGCCCGCGCCCGTGTTACCCGCCGTAACAAAGAACGCATCCCCCTGACCGAGCGCATTGGGGTTAGCCGGAGCATACGTATCCGCGTCAGTGGCGCGGGTCAGCACCCAGTTGGTGCCGCCTGGGTCAGGTGTGCCCACTGTCGTTACCGTGTAAACACCGTTCTCAAAGGCGTTGGTCTGGTTATAGACGAGGACACGCTTGGTAGTCGTCATCAGGACGCCGTCAATCACCAGCGCCGCCTTGGTCCCGTTGTTGGTCAGCGTAGCACCCACGCCCACCCCCGCGCCTCCTGGCTGGTTGTACAGTGCGTTTAGGTTACCCGCTGTGTTTGGCGACTCGACGTAAACCGGAGCATGGTACGTCAGGCTCTGCGCAGCGACCGTGTCTACGTAGGTTTTGTTCGCCAAGTCTATACCCACGGACGGCTGCGTGGAAACCGTACCTGTGGTCATCGCAGCCGAGGTGAAAGTAGCCGCAGCGGGTGTTGCCGCGCCGATGACTGCGTTGTTGATTGAGCCGCCCGTCAGCGCCGGCGTGGTGATGACGGGCGAGGTCAGGGTCTTGTTGGTCAGCGTCTGTGACCCTGCGAGGGTGGCTACCGTTGAGTCAATCGCGACTGTCACTGCGGTGGAGCCGTTAAACGAAGTCCCTGACAACCCCGTACCAATCGTCAATGCGGCGGTGGTAGCGGCAGTGATTGTGCCCGATGCGCCCAGCGCCACAGTTGCGCCGTTGAACGTCACAGAGCTGTTTGTCAAAGCCGAGTTAGCAATACCCGAAAGCGTTCCACCCAGCGTCAGGTCACCCGCTGTAGTGACCGTACCCGTGAGCGTGAGGCCGTTAACCGTACCTGTTCCGCCGACGCTGGTTACTGTTCCAGCGCCAGCACCAATCGCCGTGCGGAAGTCCGCTGCATTCAAAGCCGATACGGTGTTGTCGGCGTTGAACCGAGGGAACGTAACGGCGCTCGGGTTGGTGATGGTGAACAGGTTACCGCCCAAGGTGCTCGCGCCAAGCGAGGTGCGCCCCGTGGTCGCCACCAATCCGGTAGCGCCGCCGTCCCACTTGAAGCGGTCAGCGTAGGCGGCGTCCCAATTGCTCTGGCTCGCCGTGGTGGGCAGCGAGTAGCCGATAGCGTAGTCAAACGCCAGTGTGCCGGAGCTGACGATGGGTGAGCCGGTGACCAGCATTCCGGCGGGCGCTGAGGCCGACACCGAGGTCACTGTACCCGAGCCGGCAGCGACAGCCGTTGAGGCCGCCATGACGCGACCCGTTGAGTCAATCGTAAGCACGGGCGTCGTTGAAGACGAACCGTAAACCCCAGGAGTCACCCCCGTGTCGGCGAGCAGGGTGCCGTTTATACCACCTGGAGCCACGCTCAGAGTCACGTTCTCGGTGAGCTGGCCACCACCCTGTAGGCCGGTGCCTGCGATGACCTGACGGGAGGGCAGCACACCCGCCACGCTGAGCAGGTCCCCCACTCGGATTTGGTAGTTGTTGCCCTGATACACGATCATCATCAGGCTGTCTTCCGACGCCACAGGCGCTACGGGCAGCTGCGTGACTCGGGTGGGGATGAGGTTGCTAGGTACTTGTGCCATAGGGTTCTCAATCTACAATGTACAGGAAGCGCTCGTCGTCCTCGGACACCACGAACTGTGTGCCGTCCTGCGAGATCACCCCCGAGGGTTTGGTTGTCAGCGGCAGGTCGGGGCGGTTGAACGGAAGCACAATTTGGTCTTCCTTACGCGGGGCGAGGCGGTACGGGTCATAGTCGTCGATGTCCTCTCGGCAGACCTTGAGGCCTGGCGAGTTGGGGTCTGACGACAGCTCCGCCAGACGGAACTTCCGCGAGCAGCGGGCGCAAATGCCGATGCCGTAGGTCGGTTCGCCCGTGGGGTCGATGAACCGCCCACCGCTCATTTGGTGTACACCCCGATGCTCGGTTGGATGAAGATCGGTGAGCCGTCGTTGTCGCCGTCCCAGGCTTTCTGCTGCGCGGCGGCGTACTTAGAGTCGAGCAGCGGAATCAGGTTCATGTCCACGGCGGGCGTCTCGGCGGCTACACGGGCCGCTAGGCCGGCGATTATGGCCTCCAGCCAGCGCTGGGGCACCTCGACCTGCTGACGTAGGTTCTCGGTGTCCATGATGTGCCGGTGGCGCCACACAATCAGCTGCGCCTGCTCAGCGCCGAGGAACGGCGCGGGCCAAATGTGCATCATCGGCTCGGGGATATCGCGCTGGAACCAGAAGCTGGTGGGCCGCCCAGGAAAGATCTTATTGCTCTGCGCCACATACGTGTCGCGGTTCAACACACCGAACGGTATCTCCTGGGGCATGTTGCCCAGTGTGATATCGAGGTAGAAAATGTCCTCAGTTGAGGTGATTCTGAAATGAGTATAGGCCAGCGCCGCCTCAATGTCCGCCCAGGTGATTTCGCCAGCGCTAGCCGTGGCTACCGAGCCGCCGACGTTGATCCAGATGACGCCGTCGCTCGAAGCCTCAAAAGTCAGAGGAACAGCGGCGGCGGCCCACTTTACGCCGACAGTGCTAACCACGGTAGGGTCGCTATAGATGACGGAGTAGGAACGGGCAAAAGACTGGAAGCTCTCAGCCGTCAGGGGCTGCAGCACGCGGTAGTTGGCGTTGAGCACTTCTACGGTGCCTGGGGGTAGCCGCACATCGGGTTGGTTCTCGTAGAACGGTAGAATCAGGCGCTCAATACACCAGCTCGGGGTCTTGACGTTAGCCATCTCGGACAACAGCAGATGAAGCGAGTCCATCGCGTAGCTGTGCATCTCAGAGGTGATTGCCTGAGCGGGAACGCGGCAGCGCCTGAAGGCGTGGTCTACCACCTTCAGGGCGTTAAAAACAGTACCGCTAACATTGCCAGAATAGGCCATACCAACTCCGAGTAGTAGTCAGGATGGCCGCTGTGTCAGCGCGCCCCGAGTGTGTGAGAGGAATTATAGTTGAAGAAAGCGCCGTCGCCTAATTCAGCACTTTTTGGCGACTTTACCGCCTGTTTTCATCGGGATGAGCGGGCCTTGCGGGGCCACCGGCACCGAGCGGCGCGCGGGCGCTTGCAGGCGGCTCTTCTGCATGAGCTCATCGCGGCGGACCGTCGGAGTCTCCATCATCTCGCGCTTGGTCATCATCTCGCGCTTGGGGGTGGCGGGGCCACCCTTGGCGAGCTTGGTCATCGGCTCGCCCTTGTGCATGGACTTTTCATGCTTGTGCACGGCCACCTTAGCGGCCTCTTTGCCGACCACGCCACCTTGAGCGTAGCCGGTCTTTTTCGCCATACCGCCGTCGCAGTAGCCGCTTTTCTTGGCGGACATGTCGCCGGCGGTCTTCTTGAAGTCAAAGTCTTTAACGTATGTGCAACCCATGATATGTGCTCCTTCAAGCGACTTGGATAACGGATAGGATAACGCCAGCGGCAGCTGGGTGGATCGGGGCGACCAAACTAGCGGGGAGGGTGATGATGGAGGCGTCTCCCGAATCGGTATAAAACGCAAAATCCAAATACTGCCCCGCCGTGAGCTGTAGCGTGTACTGACAGGCCACCACGGTGCGCCCGTTGATGCTGCCCTTTTTCTCAGAAACACCCGTAGAACTAGCCGAATTAATCACGTTGACACCGTTAATGCGGGGCCAAAACGTCAGCATATCGTAGTTGGCCGTGGTGTTCTGGCACTGAAGACTGATGAGGACGCTGTAAACGCCCGTCACATCAAAATAAATCTGATTTGACCCAACGGCTTTTGTTACACCCTGCTCAAAGTCAACGGTATTAACGCGCAGTTGCGTTACCGTGTCAGCCGCAGGCTTTTGAGCGCCATCAAGGTCTTGATACGCACCGTAGTTGGACACCTGCGAGATAGCGTAATCGCCAAACAGCGCCAGCGTGGAACTCACGTTGACGCCGCCCTGCACCAACGGAACAAGCTCCGCTCCCGTGAGGGGTACGGTTGCCGCAGGCATTGCCGAGATTTTCTGGTCAGCCATTATGAAGACTCCAATACAATTTTGTCACCTGACTCTTGCAAGACGTAGGTGGAAACACCGGTCTCGTCAGCGATGTAGGATTTGACGATAACAACCCCGTCATGATACAAGTCAACCACACCGCCCGCGCCTACGTTCTCGCCGTAGCCGTTAGACGCCGGCACATTGGCGGCCCCCACCCCCGAGGCAAAGCCATCGGTGGTGTTGGCCTGGTTGGCTACGCCGGAGTAACCGACGTACGGCATTAGATGATACCCGACTGAATCACAGTGACATCGGCAGTACCCGCACCCGCAGTGACCAACACGCGAATACCCGACACAGGGAAAGCGTAGTTGCCGTCCTGATTGTCAGACTTAGCAGCGATGACCGGATGAGGATACCAGGTGACAAAACCCGAGCCGATATTGTCAAAAGTGTGCTGAATAGTGTACGTTACCGTACCCGTAGTCACCACACCAAAACCCACGTTAAACGGGGTGGCGTTCAGGTTCATGACGATAGGGTCGCTAGCGCCGGTGCCTGTCTTGGTTAGATACTGTTGACGCATGAGCGTTCCCCTTGGGTGTTGAGATTAAGCAGGGGTGATCGTGGTGGTGCCGTCTGAAGAATCAATCCACGTGTCGGCTGCCGCAGGGCCTTGCGCCACATAGAACGTCTTAGTGGTCGTGTTGTAAAGCGTAGTACCCAGAGCTTTATCTGCCGTATTAACCGCACCCGCGATAGCGCCCAAGGTGGTTGATGTGGCGGTTGTAGACGTTACAGTTCCCGTAATATTGCCGACAATGTTGCCGACAATGTTGCCGGTGACTGCGCCGATGAAGCCGTTGGTGGAAGTGACTGGGCCGGAGAAGGTGGTTGATGCCATGATATGGGTTCCTTACATGCAAGATAATGATGTTGCCGTCTGCATGTCGTCAGCGGGGGCTTCGCTGTCTGCAACATCGGGAATGACCCCTTCACCCAAAAAGCCCCCCGCCGGTTGTGCCGGTGGGGGGCTTCAGGGGAGCGCGGGGTCTAGTTAGACGCCAGCGGTACCAAACACGCCGCGTGGGTCAGTCCAGCCCAGAACGTAACGCTCTGTGGCCTTGTAACGCATGCTGTCGGTTTCGAAGTCGCCTTCCATGCTCTTCTCCAGACCACGGCGCATGAGCAGCTTGAGGCCGTCCGGTGCGTCGGTCTGAACCCACCAGGCGGTGCTGGAGGTGATACGAGACAAGTTAGCTTGGCCATCAGCCAGCAAGCCCATGGACTTAACTGGGTTGATGTCGTTGTCAGCGGTGCCAGTACGCAGCACAGACTTGAGGAGGACCTCGGCCTGGAACACGTTGGACGGGCCGGTGACGATCTTCTTGGGAGTCAAGCGGATACGCTTGCCGTTGTTGTCAACAGCGTTGCGGATCTGGATGAGCATCTGCTCCAAGGAGGTCTGCGACAGCGCGGCGGGCGTAGTCAGCTGATTGCTGAATGTGCCGTTCACGATTGGGTGGTTGGTCGCGACCAGAGCCACGCCGTCACCACCCAGATACGCGCCGTTGAAGGCACGGTTCAGGATGTTGGCTGCGAGGGTCTCTTTCGTCTCGATGAGCGACTGCGCCAAGTGCTTGGCGTAGGTCTGACCGATACGGATGTGGTCGCCGTCTTCCACCAGGACTTTGGTCAGCGCGAAGGCCAAACCGTAGACCTTGTACAGGTAGCGCTGCAGGAACAGCACGCCACCCGACTGGTACGTAACAGCCATGCCGTCTGGCAGCTCTGGCGCGGCGCCAAAGCCGTACAGGACGGGCTCTTCGTGGTAGTTACGGGGAATGCCTTTTTGCTCGCGGAAGACCATCTTCCACTCGTCGGCACGTTGATCATAAACGCCGTCAAAGACTTCGTTCATGATCGGTTCAACTACGGAGCGAAAGTCCGTACTGCGCATTGGGGTAGCCATATATTAGCCCTCCTTAGATTGAAGCAACCGCTGCTTTGTAATGATGCTCGTTGATACGGGCAATCGCTACAATGTAGGCATCGGTGATGGAGTCGTTGATGTTGTTGCCGAAGCCGGTGATCTGGAACTGACCAGTGCCGCTTTCGATAACGCCGAGTTGGGTCGTAGACAGACCCGTGCGAGTGGAACCACCTGGTGAGGCCACAACCCAGTCGCACTCTTCGCCGACCGCAGTCTGCATAGTAGTGGTGCCTGGTGTACCTGGATTGGTGTACTGAGCCTCGAACAGCGCCTCTGGGTCGTCAAGAACCCAAGCGGTGATGTTGGTGCCAGTAGCGCCGGTAGGCCAGAAAGGCGAGATCGTGGGTTTGCCGCTAGCGTCATCGTACTGGCAACCTTGGAAGATGCCGAGCAGCAAGACGCCCGCAACAGTACCCGAACGAGTGCCGTCCGAAGTGCCGAGCTGGATAACACCGTTGTCGGTGAGCTTCACGGGGTCACCCGAGAAGATGTTGGCCGCGTAGGTAGACGCGATGGTGTAGGCTTTTGAGCGCATTTGACCACTGTTGTGGAAAGACGGACGAAAGCCAAAAGGTGCGCTAGTCGAAGACATATGCGTTACTCCTGGAGGGTTGATTAATTACACGTCAGGTCAGCTCAAAACGAGCTTCCCGTCTTTGTCCAATTTCCTGATTGCCGTCACCCGTCACGATTTTCGACTTCGACGCCCGCGCCTGCTGTTCCATGAACTCGGCGGTGTCTGTGAGTTTTTCTTCCTCACGGAGCGGCGCGTCATGATGGGCCTCTTGCATGTATTTCTCATACAGGCCCATTGGCAGCTTAAAAGCAAGCATCTCATTCACACCAATGAAACCATTCCAGTCACCAGTCTTGATGGTGGCATACTCCCAACCTGGAACATCTTCAGGCTTAACAGCCTGATAGCCCAAGCGCATACGGGTCTGAATAGAATCACGGGGGTTAGTCGTGGTGAGCCAGCACATGTGCCAGCCAGGGATAGAAGGCAAGTCCGGAAGTGAGGACTGGAAAAACTGTTGACGGAACATGGCAACTCGCTCATCATCGGACAACTCGCGGTTTTCAGATACCGGACGATCTTGCATCGCCCTGCTCTCACGGTTATCTACGGCTACAGCGGATTTCTTTAAGCGTTCGTCTGACATTACTCGCTCCTTTCAGCGATTGGGTGAATTATACGGCGTGAATTTGGTAAAAGTAAATTCATGCGCGGTTGGTCTTGTCGTACTCAGCGTAACGCTTGACGTACTTCTGGCGCAGCACGGGGTCATCCCACACGCCGGCCTCAACGAGGGCTTGCTTGCGCTCGGGGCTGATGTAGACTTCCTTACGCGTACTAGCCGGTGCGTATTCACGTCCGGAGCTAATAGCGGGGCCGCCTCGGGGGGCGCGCTCTTCGCGAGTCTCGGTGCTCTCGCGACGGGGGTTCTTACCGAACCGCTCAGGCAACCGACGGGCGGCGCGGTGACGCAATTCATCCCAGTAGTCTTCCGACTGTGGGTCAAACCCGTCACGCACCAAGCCCTGATCAATCGCCAGCACGATAGCGGAGTCCTCGTCGCGGCCCTGTGAGTCGTACCACTTGTTCTCGTTCAGGAACTCCTGTGCATGCTGCATCGTGCGGTCATCAATTCCAGGGGCCGCCGGAGCCGCCCGCTGCGCGGCGTTCTGCTTGGCGTACTGGAGCTGCTGGGCCTTTTGCAGGGCTTGATCACGGTAGCGCATGGCCTGCGTGACGTCAGCGCCGTTGCCGGCCTCAACCGCCTTGGCGATAACCCGCTCCGCCATCTCCGCCTCACGGGAGGCGTTCGCAATCTGCGCGTCGTAGCTGTTCAGGTCGGTCTGGAATGCGCGCTGCTCCTGAGCGCCCATACGGCGCTCCAGCTCGTCATTACGCTTACGCAGGAAGTCCATCTCCACTTTGTCGCGGGAGATAGCCTTGCCACGGCGGTCTTTGCGCTCGAGCTTCTCGAGCCGGCGGCGCTCACGAATCGCTTCGCGTTCGTCATCGGTGTCGCCGTCGTTGTTTGACTCGCCACGGGGGCGTTCGTCTTCGTCAGAGTCGTCCGGCTCGCTGAGCTTGGACTTGTCCTCGACGATGGTGATCTCTTCGGCGGCGCTGTTGCGCTCGTCGTCTTCTTTCATTACGTCAGCCATTTGTCATCTCCTTTCAGATGAATGCACGGATCAACAGCGGGTCGCCTACGACGCTACCGATGATGTCCAGATCGTTGAAAATTACGAACAGCGCGGATTCGCCGCTCGGCAGTGAGACTTCCCAGCGGTCGCCGCCGTACTTGGCGACGCGCACAAAGTCCCCCTCTTTGCACCAGGAACCCTCGGGCCAGGACTCCATCGTGGTGCGGTTCTTGAAGGCCAACGGGCCTACCGTGATGACCTTAGCCACCTGTGTGTTCCACTTTTCAGTGTCCTTAGTCCCTGTGTCCAGAATGATGCCCGAGGCGGTCTTCTGTTTGGGGCTGCGAATCTGAACCAGGACACGGCTTCCGAAGGGCTGAATTCCTGCCTCTGCAGCTGGAAAAGCCTCCGCCAATGCGTCCTCATAGGTTGTTGTCACTATTGCGTTCCTCATCTAAGATTGAAAGAAGTATGTTGATAGCGGCCTCGTAACCGTTTACGGTGCCCACGCGGAACCCATACTCAAAAGTGTCGCGATTTTGGGGGCGCTTCAAAGACTCCACAGCAAACTCGGTTTGCGCGGTCTTCAGGCGGTTCAGTAGCGCGGCTTCAAAGCTCACGCCGGCGTCTTAGGTCCGAGGTTGGGGGCGGCGGGCAGGGTTTGACCCGTGACCGGCAGGCCGGCGGCGAGGCGGTGTTTCTGCTTAACCGCGCCGGTGTTCATCGGCACGGTGCCTGTGGATTTTCCGTTAGTAGCCATTTTCATTTTCTCCTTTTACTCAAACACCAGGATTGATGCCTGTACCTGTGCTGACGGCGACCTTCTCGCCGCTGGCAATCTCCGCCGCCGCCAGCCGCATAGCGGTGTTGTTGTCGGCGTCGTTCATCTGCATGCGAGCTTGCAGCTCGGCCATAGTGCGTTCGTCCTCGGCCCGTTGGCGCATCTGCTCGGTCGCGAAGCGCGCCTGAGTGTCCTGCTGGTCGGCGGCGAGCTTGGCCTGCTCCAGTTGGGCGTCCTGTTGCAGGGCGGCCCCCTTGAGCTGGGCGTCCTGCGCGAGCTTTGCCTGGTCCGAGGCCTGACGCTGCTGAGCCAGCTGGGTCTGGGTCTGTGCGTTCAGCTGCGCGACCTGCATACTGCTGTCCGGTGGGACCTGCGGCTGCGGAGCGTAAGGCGCTGCGGCTTGGTCGATCTCCGCCATCTTCTGCTCGAAGCCCGCGAGCTGCTGCTCGATGAACTGCTGCACCTTGAGGATGACCTCGACCTGCTGCTCGGACTTGTCCTCGATGAGCCCCTGCCGCTGGGCCTGATCTACCGCCTCGTGCGCCTCAGCCAGGTAGTAATTGAGCAGGTGATCACGCAGGTGCACCGCCATGGGGTAGAGGTACGTCTTGATGATGCTCGGGTTCTTGCCGAACAGCGGCGACTCAAGGAACGCCATGTGCGTCTTGAAGTGCGCCATGTGGTCCTGGCGGGGGAGCACGTAAACGGGGCGCGACATAGCCGCCGCGACGTTCTCGCTCACGGGGTCGACGTCCTCGGTGCCTGGCGCGGGCTGAAGCACCTCATCGGTGCTGATTTTAAGGTTCCGGAGGAACATCTCCTCCACCTTGCGCGGGTCGTACAGCTGGGGCATAGCCGCCGCCCGCTGCATAACCGCCTGAGTCTGGGCAAAGCGCTGGGTTTCGCTGAAAATAGCAGGGTCGCTGACCGGAACCACGTCCATTGGGCCGTCAAAGTCCGACGGGCGCACCTCGATGCCCGAAAGTTGGGCCTCGATGTCCTCTTCGGTCAAGTAGGCGCTGTTGATGCGGTGCAGAATCTTGAAAACACGCCCCATCGACGAGTGCAGGCGGCTGTGGATGCTGGAAAACACCACCATACCTTGCTCAATGAGCGCCATCGTGGTGCCGACGGGCTGATTTGCGTTGGTATCGCTCAGTTTCTCGAACGAAGTCTGCACAACGCCCTTGCCGGCGTCCACCACAAAGCCCAAGAGCTGGAAAAGCGTGGGTGAGGGGCCGTTGAACGGCAGCGGCATGGCGAGTTTGCGCACATCGTCGATGAGCGCCCCGCCCTCCATCTCTACTACCTCAGTCGGCTGTACGTTCAGGGTCTGGCCACCAGGACCGCCCTTGAGTTTGAGCAGCGTGGGGATGTTCTGAATGTGGGCCGAGTCAAGCAGGGCACGCAAAGCGCCGGTGGCAGCGCCGCTCAGGCCGCCAATCATGTGCGTCAGGCCGATTGGGTACGCACCCCGCCAAGGCACAAAGGGGAACTCCACAATCCAGTCGAGCTCGACGCGGCGCTCATCGTCTTTCTCCCAGTTGCGGTACAGCGCGACGGCTTCGCCCGTGGTCTTGTCGATGCTGATGATGTAGGGCTCTACGCCGTCACCGAAGTCCAAGCGGGTGTACACCTCGAACACCATCCGCAGGCCGTCCTCGTTGTAGGAGGAGTCCTTGCGGCCTTCAATCTTGTCGTTGGCCTGGGTGGCCTTGCTGAACTCGGGCTCGCTGGGAGCGCCGAGGTTGATGTCAATGTACATGCCCTCCTTAACGCGGCGCTTGAACTCCATCTCCGTAATGTACTGCACGTGCGTCTTGCGCTCGGCGGTGTAGAAGTTGGTCGCGGCGAACGGCAGGTACACATCATCAATGGGGATGAACTCGGACATAGGCCGGCGGTGAAGCGGGCTCCAGAGCAGCTTCAGGTACTGAGCGCCGCCGAGGGGCAGCTGCGTGCTCAGCTGCTCAAGCTCGCCCCTGAACTCGACCATCTGCTCGGTCGTTTGCCAGTTCATGAACTCGGCCTTGCGCTCGGCCTTGGCGACCTTCTCCTTCTCGCGCTCGCCAATGATCTTGCTCTTGACGGGGCCGTTCGGGGGGAACATCTCCTTCATCACCCGAGCGGAGAAGTCCACACAGGCCTCGACGAGCATCGGATGGACGACCTTGTTGGCGCCGGCGAACTGAGCGCCGCCAGGAGCGTCATCGCCCAAGCCCGTGCGGCGCAGGCCTTCCTCGTACAGCTTGTCGCGCTTTTCGCGGGCGTCTTTGTCCTTCTCGATTTTGTCGAGCAGGTCCGTGACGGCGTCCTCAAGCATACCCTGATCCACCTCGTCAACGATGTTGGCGAAGTGCGTGCGCTGCTCGCGGGTGTCTTGTTCGTCGTCCAGGCGGATCATCGCGCCGCCGTCTTCGGTGTCTTCAACGTCGGACTCTTTTTCGTCAACCTCTACATTTTCGCCCTCGTCGTTCTCGGGCAGTGTCAGGTCGTCGTTCTTGTTAGCCATTGTTCAGTTCCTTGTGCAGCTGCGCCACAATTGAAGAAATTTTAGTCGGGTCGTACGCCATCGGTTCATTTCCTGCGTTCACAGCGCCGCCGTCAGCAAACCGGCGGTTGTAGCTGATGTTGGCCTCGTCCACTCCGCGCCGGCCCGCACCCAGCGAGGCTTTGAGCGTGGAGTTGCGATCGAGCTTACGCTCAAAGCCGATGTCACCCCTGTCCAGACCCGCGTTCCGCCAGTCTTTACCCTTAGCGTAGTGGCCGCTCAGACCCATGCGGATCAGCGTGTCCTCGTCAATCGGTTGGGTATAACCCACGCGCCCGCCGAGCTGGGTTACTTCCTGGTTGGAGCTGCCCCCGCCCGTGACGTTGAACCGGCGCAGGAATTCTAAATCATCGGGAGTTGGCAGGCCGCGCATCTTGGGTTTAGAGCGCGCCAACTCGGCAACGTCAACCTCGCCGCCTTCAGCAAAGCCGGCGCGGGTTCGCTGCATGACCTGATCCACGCGGGCGGGATCGTACTCGACGTAACCACCGGCGGCAAAGCCCTGAGCGCCTTCAAGCCCGATGACTTCACCGGCGGGGCCGTACTTCAAGCGTTGACCCTCAGGGGTTATCGCGTTGTGCAGGCGTTGAATATCCTCGCCGGTCAACCACTCGTGATTAGGAATAGCCTCGCCGGTTTTCTCAATCATGCGCTGTTCGTTTTCATTGAACACGTTGTCGTAGCGGCGCATTTTGGCGTGGTGGGTGTCGTTAATCTCAGACCAGTTGCCGGACTTGATAAAGTCCTGGATCTGGGGCAGGTACTTGGCCTCGGGTGGGCCGTTCTTCAAGCCCTTAATCTGATTGATAGCGGGTTTAAACGCCTCGGCTATTTCCGGATGTTCAGCCAGGAAGGGTTCGACTTTCTCTTCGCCGTGGGTTTTGGCAAAAGCCGCTTTCCACTCATCGAGCGAGTTTTTACCGCTCAGCCGACCCGCCTTCACCTCAATGGTCGCGTGTGGGCGGCCTTTCTCGTCGCGCAGGCTGAAGATCTGCGAGCGGCCCGATTCAACATCTGGGCAGTACCCGCCTACGCAATGTTGCATGGTGTCGCCCTCGTACTTGAGAGCATCGCTGAGCGTTTGTATATTCGGGTTTGTGTCCCTGAGTTGCCCTTCTGGATCTGTCCATCCTTTTGAGCCTGATGCGCGTTGCGTTTCACGCCAGCCTTCAGGCAGTGCCTCGGGCGTCTTGATCTGCTTCCACGCCAGCCCCTGCTCAGGGTATTCTTTGAACGTCACCACGGCGGCGTTGTTGGCCTTGCTGAGGTCGGCCTCGGACTTCTGCGCAGCGCGCCAGGCATTGATGTCCGCCACGCGGTTGACGATGTCGGGTACGGTCTTCTTGGGTAGGTCTGAGTACTTGAGGAGCAACTCCGCCGGTAGCCCGCTATTGGGGTTCAGCGCGTTAACGAGCTCATCGGTCAGGTGTTCAAACCCTAGCTCGTTCAGGCCGTAGCCGGTGTACGTCGGTGTTTCGGGCGGCACCTTAGCGAGCCACGGGTTGTCAGCCAAAGTCTGACCGCCCCAAGCATCCCCGAAGCGCTTACCCGCAGGGCCAACCCCGATGGCCTCATCAGCGGCCTGCTCCCAGGCTCGGGCGGCGTCACTCTCACCCATTCCTTTTGAGGGGAAACCCTGCTGCAGGCGCTTGGCGGCGAGCTCCGTAGGCTCCCAACCCACCTGCATCGGAGTGTGTAGCGCCTCACGGGCCTCAATCAGGTCTCTAGCCTTCTCCGCCGCGATGACATCCTGCCGGTGGCGGGTGAGGTAGGCCTCAGGCACCCCCCGCTCCTGCATCAACTCGCGGGTCTTAGCGTTCAAGGCGGCGACCTTAGCGTCGGCCTCGGCCAGCCGCTGGGGCTTCTCGGTGGCCCACTTCTCAGCCATAGCGCGCAGCGGATCCTCCGGAGTCGCCATCTCGTTGCGCACGTAGTCGCGGAGCTTCTTGTCAACCCACGTGTTATACGTCTGGACGTCAGCGAGCGCTTTCTCATCAACGGGGTGGCCGGCGCGGGCCATGTCTTCCCTGAGCGTGGGCGATACGGGCGTCTTCAGCTGTTCGGTAATCCGCTCGGACTGTCCGGCCAGCCAGTTGCCGCCCTTGGGCTTAACCACGTAAGCCGGCGCTGCAGCGGCGAACAGCGGGCTCCCGCCCTCAACCCCGCGTGCAACTTGCTCAGCGGTCATCCTACCCAGCGCGCCCGCGCCCTTTCCTACGGCACGAGCGCCTGTGGTGAGGCCAGCCCCTCCCGCTGCCCCGCCGACCTCCTGAAAGGCGCGTCCGGTGAGGGAGTCTTGCAGGCTCTTGAGCGGCAGCACACCACGGAAGTACTCAGACCCAGGCAGGGCGGTCTCGTTGCTCACCCCAGGAGTGAGCATACGCAGCAACCCCTCAATGTCCCCAGGCAACCCCAGCGTACCCGCGACGTACCCGCGCAGGGCGCTCAGGGGGGCGTCAGCGGCGGCGCGGCGGTCCTGTTGGGACTCGGGGCGGCGGCCCGCCGAGCGGTAACCGACGTAAGGCCGGCTGTAGTCTTCATCAGCCATGGCAGCTGCACTCCTTGAGTTGGGCGAGGCCGCCTTGGTTGAACTTCTTTGAGCGTAGCACCTCGACCGCCGACGGCTCGAGGCGTCGGAACAGTTCGGTGTCGGTGGCGGCGCGATTCGGGGTGAGCTGCTTGCCGCCGAGCTCAAGCTCGTGGCGACCCAACCCTTGACCGGCCCTGTACCTGAGCAGCGCCAACGAGGACGCATCCCCCAGCAGGTCCGCCATGTCGCCCCCATAGTCAAAATACTCTTTGAACAGCGGGTCGTCCTGCACCGAGCGGAAAGACCCCCGCGCCCCCGCCCGCTGGAGCTCGAACCGCGCCGCGTCAAGCGCCTGCGGGTCGAACACGCGGCGCGGGTCGCGGGTCTCAAAGTAATTGTACGAGGTACCCCGACGCATACCCTCACGGGTGGGGGGCACCGCAATCAGCGAGCGAAAGTCCCGACCGCCCGCCACCAGCGGGTAGTTGGTATTGTAGAACGCGAAGTCCGGTCGACTGGGGGCGGTTTCAAATACTGAAAACCCCTCACCAGGATGGGTGTGGAAATCCATGATAGGCTGATCAGCGCCTTCACCAATCGACCGCATGATGTCACGCCGGTTAGGCACCACCGAAGCCTCCTCACCCATCGTCACCCGTGACGCCCCGCCCCGAGCGGCAGGACCCACCACCGAGTGCTCGCGGCCTGTCTGCGCGGTCCTACGTAAGGCTTCGCGAATGGGGGCGGCCTGCTCGGGGGCTTGGCTAGCGATGAGGGCTTTCAGCTTTGCGAGCGCGGAGGCGATTGGAGGCATGACCGGTTACCACTTCACTTTGTTGGCCCAATAGGCGGCGCTGCTTGGCCCCTTGGCGATGTTAGAGGCATGCCGAGCCTTGAAGGAGTCGCGCTTGGCGGTCACCGCTGCACCCTCGCCGGTCTTGGGCTTGCCGGCGGTCTTAGCGCCTTGCTCGCCGAAGCGAATCACCTTCTCCTTGCCGTCGACCTTGGTCTTCACCACGTGGGACTTGGTCGGGTGGTCAGGGGTGCGGCGCGGTTGGTTGAGCGGCAGGCTAGCCTTGTCGACGCGCTGGGTCATTTGGACCGCCTCGCGGCGCGCATGTTGTCGACCAGGTTCGGGTACGGACGCCCTGCGGCCTCAGCCGAGCGCTTGGCGCTCGTCTTAGCGGCGGAGCTGAGGGGCTGGGGCTTGCCCACTGCGGCGGGGCGCTTCTTGTCCCAAACGGGCTTGGCGGGTTTAGCGGGCATTCGGGGCTCTCCTCAATTCCTGTTTACGTTACACCGCGTAAGGGTTAACCCGCTCCCTCCGGATTGGGGGGCGCTCGTCAACATCCTTGGCGACCTGTAGCTCAAACCACCGCTCATTCTTCAGGTAGATGACCATCTGCGTGAAGCAATCAACGTACTCATCGTGCGCAGCCACCGGAAACTTGGCGAGTTGCTTCATGAACTCGCCCGCCCAGCTCACGGGCTGGCCTGGGTTCTTGGCGGACTCCGGCACCCAGAGGATGCCCATCTCCAAGGTCGGCGCGGCCTGATGGGCGCGGCTGACCTTGTCGGCGTTGCCTGGATTATAGCCCACCGCCGGAACATTCGCCAAGCGCAAGTCCTGTAGCAATGATTGACCACTGGCCTTGGCCTCAACGAGGATGCGATCGGGACGCCGCCCGCGTGTGGGCATACCGGCCTTGGTGCTGCTGTCCGCGCCGTACTCGGTGGTCCAGTCGTCCAGCACCCGCTTGCGCAGGTCGGGGTAGCTGAGGTGCTCGTCCCAGCAGTCGATGAGCATAGCCTGCCGAACGCCCTTCAGCGTGAACACGCCCCAGACCTCGCAGCCCGTGGGGTCGCCCGTGGTGCGCTCGGTGAACGCCGTGTCGTACGACTGTAGGATGTACTCAAACGGGGGCAGCCGCTCATTCAAGGGCCAGAGCTTGAAGCAGTCGGTCTTCAGTATTCCGCCGTCGCTCGGCGTCGGGTCTTGCTGTAGTTGGCCGGCTGAGCCGTACGTGCCGAGCAGCTGCTTCAGGTTCCTGATCTCCTCCGGCCCGAACCGCTCGGGGCATATCAGCTCGCCCTTGACAGTGCGGGGGTCGTACGGGCCGAGGCTCGTGCGCCGGCGCTTGCCGTCCCACTCGGCTGGAATCAGGATATGCTCCCAGCCTTTGATGTCGTCAATGATGTGTCCGCTGATGTCTTGCTCGTGCAGGCGCTGCATGACGGTGACCATTGCATCGGTCTTCGGGTTGTTCAGCCGTGTGGACCAGACGACATCAAACCACTCAAGGTCCGAGGCCCGCATGACGTCCGACTGCGCCGCCTGAGCGCCGTGCGGGTCGTCCAGCAGCAAACGTGAGCCGCCCTCACCCGTGGCGGTGCCGCCCACCGAGGTCGCCAGCCGGTAGCCGGTCTTGTCGTTCTCGAACCGCTGCTTGGCGTTCTGGTCCCCGCTGAGCACGAACATGTGGCCCCAGCGCTGCTGATACCACGGGCTCTGGATGAGCCGGCGCGTCTTCAAGTTGTCCCGTATTGACAGGTTACCCGAGTACGAGGCACACAGGAACTTCTGCTGCGGGTCGATTATCCACTCCCACGCCGGCCACATGACGCTGACAATGGTCGACTTGGAATGCCGAGGCGGGATGTTGATGAGCAGCCGGCGTATGTCCCCGTGCGTTATCGCTTCAAGGTGCTCGCAGATCTGCTCAATGTGCCAACTGCCGATGAACGGGATTCCAGGCTCCACCACGTGCCAGCTTTGCTTCACGAACTCGTACAGCGAGACCTCAGCGCGGCGGCGCAGCTGCTCCCGCTGGATCATCTCGGCGAGCGCCTTGGGGCTGATTGGCGCGTTCATTGCCTCAGTCGGTCATGTTGATGACGGCGCTCATAAACATGCAGGTCTCCATTGAGCCGCGCAGGTGGTCGGTCTCGTGGGTGATGCCTTGGGCGAGGGCCTGCTGACGGCAGCCCTCGGCGTAGCTCTCCAGCATCCCGATGATCTCCGCCTTGAGCTGGTTGCGCGCCAGCGCGACTTGCTCGTCAAGTTGTTGTTGCGTGAATGTCATGAGTCGTCCTTCAAAAAGATTCATGCGGCACCGCCGCCCGCCCTGCTGAGCATCTCCTGCATCTGTGCCAGCTCGGCGTCGGAGAGGTTCTTCAGGTCCAGCGCGGCAATCTGCACGGGGCCGCCGCCTGGGCCTGTGTGCTCGGTCGTCACCTTGTCGCCGTACATCTTGGGCAGCATCTTTGACAGCTTCCACTTCAGCGTATCCACCATCAGCCGCTTGTGCGCCATGACGTCTGCGCTCAAGGGGGCCAGCGCCTTCTCGAGCAGCGGTTCGCCTTGCGCATCCCGCAGGGGCTTGCCGTCGGCGTCACACTTCTGTACGTAGACGATTGCGTGGGTCTCTGCAGCAACTCGGCTTATCTCATCGCCGAGCAGGTTGTAGCCGGTCTCGCGCGCGAGCGCGTACCGTTTGCCGTGCCCCTCGGGGTCTTTATTTGTCCAGCCCAGAACGCCCGCCGGAGTCGGCGCATCGGGCACCAACTTGCAGGCCTCCGTCAGAGACATACCTTGCTCAAGCAGGGTGCACAGGTCGGTAAACACCGCCTCGCGTTCACGGGGGGTGGGGCGCTTTGCGGCCAGTGCGGCCTGCTGCGTAGGAGAAGCGGCGGGGGTGTTTTTTGTAGCCATGGTGCAGATTATACCTCAGGTTGGTTAATCGTTCGGCTCTTCGAGAGGGGGACCGAACGAACGATTACTTTCATAGGGGGAACAGCAAAGGCTTAAAAGTGACCGAACGATTAAACCGAACGATTAACTTTGAACCACTCAGACCGACTACGGAGAGAGGCTGAACAGCCCTCTCCTCCGTCCGTCGAGTCGTTTTTGAACGGGGCGAATTCTCAATCGTTCGTTCGGCGTAATCGTTCGAACGATTACCCACACGATTAAACCGAACGATTGAGAACTTCATACGCCGAACCGGCCTTTCTCAACCGCTGCGGCAACTTCCTCGTTCACCCGCAGGTAGTGGTTGGCGCGGCCTTTGGGGGTCTCAAGCTCGATGCGTTCGACGCTGCCGTCGTTGAGCAATGAGGTGAGGGCGCGCTCTTTGCGCTCCTGGCTGGCCTTGACCCCACCCTGAGCCACCGGCAGCCGCTCGTAGTGTGACCGGCCTCGGCCAGCGTCCCGACGGATGAGGTCCATCAGCTCGTCGCAGAGCTTTGACCAGCTCTCCTGCTCCTTAGCCTCCTTACGGTCTTCGCGCATCTGCAGGCGCTCCCCGCCGGCCAGTGGACGGGCGATGGAGTGGCTGAACCACATGTCCACGGGATAGCCCAGTACGTCGTTATGCCGCTCCTTGTGGCTGACGAGGTCAAAGGTCAGCTCGGGGTAGCGGAGCGGGAACCGCACCTTGACCGCCTTGAGCACGCGGGGGGAGTCCTCGGGGTCGCCGTCTTTGAATACCGTGTACACCCCCTGAGCGTCGCCGGTCCAAGCGCCCGCGCCACGGGGGCTGAGCTGGTCGGTCTCCATCATCCCATTGGCCTTTGCCGCGTGGGCTACGATGATGACGGGGAAGGCTGCAAAATGCTGCTTCGTGAGCGCCATTGCCCGCCCCACCTCCGCATTGTCGTTCTCATTCTCGAGGTCGAACACGGCGTTGGCGGTGTCAAACACGACCAGCGGCAGCGCTTTAAACATTGAGCCGTCCGCCTTGGGGTTGTCAACGGTCCAGTCTCGGTACTCGTCAGCGACTTGAGCGACTATGAGGGGGTCAAGCCGCTGCGCGCTGATGACCCTCACGCGCTCCTCAAAGTCACCGGCGCGGTGCCCTGAGCAGCCCCATGAGTGCAGCGAGTAAATGACCCGCTGAACCTGCACCACCGACTCCGTAATGATGATGACGTTGCGGCGCACGGCGGGCTTCATAATGTAGTCCGCAGGGCACAGGTGCGCAGTGGCCAGCGCCAGCGGGACTACGAGCGTGGTCTTGCCCACCCCTGGAGCGCCGGCAATCACGTTGACGCCGGTTGACATGAAGTCATCATACAAGTACTCAAACACCGTCACCGCGCTCGCACCGGACTCCTGCGCACGGCTCAGGCTCAGAGGGTGAGCCTCAGTGCCCTGGCCAGTCGCCGCGCTCTTAACCGGCGCGTGATTACCCGCCCAGCCGTTGTCAATCGCCATGCGGAATATCGACCTGTACGTAATCGAGTGCGGGGTGCTCAGGTCGCGGTCCCACTTCCGGCGCTGGGCGGCGGCGTCAAACTTGTCACTGGTGGCGGCCCACTCGGTCCAGACCTTGTAACCGTTCTCGCCGTAGGGTTTGAGCACCATACCCACGTTGACCCATGTAGCATAGTCATCGGCGTCTACGTTCTTAAGCGCACTGCGCAAGTCATCAAACGTCTGCGCCGTAGCCACCGGCACCCCGCCCCGCTCCGTCAGGCTGAAGTTCACCGGCGCTCGGGCGCGGCTGGCAATCAACGAGGGCAGGGGTGAGGGCTGGGCGGGGTGGCTCTTTGACAGGGGGGAGCGGCCCGCCTCCCACTTGTAGTCCCCCGTGGGGCCGAGCGTCGGGGCGACGCATATGTAGCCATGATGCTTCAGGTCAAGCCCCTCACCCAGCGTCGCGGGGTAGGTCATCTCGGGGTCGGCGGTAAACAGCCGGTGCTCACCCCCGCCCTGCGTAGTCGCGGTGCAGTCGCTATGCAACACCCCGTGTTCTGCCTCTATGGCGTCCAGAGCCTCCCGTCCGCCGTTGCGTGGGTCAATGTCTAGCGCCAGCAGTCCGGAGTCGTAGAGGGAGACTCCAATGCCTGCGTCGGGGTCAGTAGCCCACCACTCGCGGATAACGTCCTCGCTCGTGGTCGCGTCATGGTGCCCATGCGGGGCCAGCTCGGAGTGCGGATGCTTGCCGGCCTTGTGGCCCTTCTCGCTGTTAGGCCGTCCGCAGCGGCACTGGCCGTTGGCGTCCACTGACCACACCGGCAGCACCGCCCAACCCCGCTGTGCGTAGGCCAGCGCGTAGTCAAGCGGGGTTGGCCCCTTGCCCACCACGGTCAGCTCATTCTTCTTGGTTGTCATCGCCGTCGGCCTCCTCTTCAGCGCCTGCGGCCTTGTCCTGGTAGGGGCGCACGGGGAACAGCGCGCAAGTGAGCACCGCGCACTGCTTAATCGTTTCGCGCTCGTAGTTGCAGCACTGCAGGCACTTGACCCGTATGGCGGTTGAACGGGGTATCTGCCCCAGCAGCGCCCGCTCGGTAGCGATCTTGTGTTTGTCGGGGACGCTACGCTCGATGTAAGCGTGTATTATCTGTGACTCGACGGAGGAGGTATCCCGCGCCGGCTTGATGCGTTGTCTTCTAAGCAGATTAGTCATTATGAGTTCTTGTACTGTTGTGCATTAGGGTGAGGGGAAGCGTTCGGCCACTACGTTCCAGTAGCGACCGGCTTTACGGACTGTGACATGAGTCGGGTGCTGAGCTCCTTTGAGTTGCCAACCCAAGCTGCGTGCTGGGGCCGGTAAGTTTACCGCCAACCGGCGGTTTTTGAAAAACAGATGCGTCTCGGCCGTGGGCCGCTCGGTGCTGAGAAAGAGGGAGGCGTCGATGCGCGCCCCCTCGGCGGTCGTGCATGCGTACTGCACCATGAGCGCCGGCTCGGTCGGGTTACGCCGCGTAGGTATGGCGACTGAGTTCACCGCGTGGACCTCCACCTCGAGCATAGCGCCGTTGGCGGCCTGCTCACCGGACATCGGGTCAATCACCGCTAGGGTACGCACCCCAGGCAACACGCAGCGGGGCTCCTTGGGCGGGGCGGGCCGCGCTTCTAACTGCTCCAGCGGGGCACCCTGACGTACGTAGTTGTCAAGCGTGTCCACGCCGCCGAGGCGCTGCAGGTTGCCGACAAAGTCGAGCAGCAACCCGTTCTTCTTTTCCGAATGAAGCCGCGTGAGCCGGCCCATCATCTGCACCCACAGCGAGGAGGACGTCGTGGGGCGCAGGCACACTAGGCAGTCCAGCGCGGGGAAGTCAAAGCCCGTGGTCAGCGTGTCCACCGAGCAGAGCACCCGCACCTCCCCACTGGTGAAGGCGCTGAGCGCCGCACGGCGAGCGGGGCCGTTCATGCTACCAGTGACCACCCCCGTGCCCCAGCCGGTCACCCGCCCTATGACCGCCGCAGCGCGCATGGCGGCCACCACCGTCGGGCAGTACACCGCGATGTGCTTACGCCGTGAAGCTAGGGCGAGCAGCGCCCCCGCCACGCCCTGTAGCCAGTCGTTGTCCTGCCGGTCGCTGACCTCGGTGTTGTTGTAGTCATCGCTCACCTTGACGCCGTCTAGGTCGAGCTGGGTCTCGGTTT